TTATCTTATGCCGAGTCTTATATTAAAGATAGTTATGAGTGTCAAACTAAAGATCATTTGGAAGCAGATGATCTCATGGGTATTCAAATGTCAATGGGAAAAGCAATTGCTGTAACTATTGATAAAGATATCTATTCAGTCTATGGTTGGTCATGGAAACCACCAATGAAAGATACAGAAGAAAATCCAGTAATCTTTACCAGTAAAGAAGAAGCCGATTATAATTTCCATAAACAATGGATAATGGGCGATGTTACTGATAATATTCCTGGTGTTTGGAAAATGGGTCCAGCAAAAGCAAAAAAGTTATTGGACTCTACCAAACAAGTTAATCATAGTCCCTTAGTTCTTAGTTTGTACGAGCAAATGCCAAACAAAGATGGGGGTAAATATTCATTTGAAGATGCTTTAGCACAAGCTAGATGTGTCCGAATTTTAAGAACAGAAGATTGGGATAACCAAGTAATACCTTGGTATCCAAAGGAGTTAAAATGAAAAGAAGTCCAGTATCTATTTATGCGCCAAGTGGTATGGCTATTGCTGATTTAGGTTTTACAGTACAAAACGGAACAGTTGTTAGATCCCCAAATTCTAGCTATTCTGCTGCTCAAGGTGGTGATTTAACCCTAAGTAGAGTATCGTCTATCACTCCAGTATCAGTAACAATTCCTATAACTAATTTTGGTGAAGGAAATATTTGTTTTGCTGGTATTACTTTTACAGTATCTTCAAACTCTGGTAATGGTACTGTTACAAATACCTTTAATGGTGTTTCTACTAGTTCAACTACCCGTGTCTGTATACCTAAAGGTCAAACAATAAATCTTGTTTTTACCTATGCTGGAGGAGATGGAAATATACGCGGAACTTATGATTTTCTAGATGCTTCACCAGGATTAAATACTAGATTACCTTTTTCAATTAATAGTTTTAGAGTAGTAGTAACTACCAGTGTTTAATTTAAAATTGGAGCTATAGAGATATATAACATGGATAATAACAATACTTATTATGTTGCTAACAATGAGTTTACAAATCCGCAAAACTTTGAAGTTACTTCCTATAATTACATTCCTACGAATGTTGTTAAAATTTCTTCTGCTAGATTCCCTGTTCCAACTAAAGGAACTGATGGAGCAGCAGCCTACGATATTCAAGCAAACCTACATCACGAAGGGTTTCTTATTGTAGAACCAGACGAGACTAAAGTAATTCCTACTGGGATTACTTTAGAATTACCCAGTCATTTAATGGCTTTACTATTGCCACGATCAGGACTTGCAACAAAGCACGGTATTACTTTAGCTAATGCCGTTGGTTTGATTGATCCTGATTATAGAGGCGAAGTTAAGGTAGCAATTAAAAACTCAGGTAAAGAAGCATTTGCTATTAAGGATGGAGATAGAATTGCACAAATGTTAATCATGGGTTTTGTATCCCCTGAGTTTGTTAGCGTTCGACAAGTATATAATACTGCTAGAGGTTCTGGTGGTTTTGGTTCAACAGGAGTATAATATGGATACATTTCAAAAGTTTATTGCCATCAGTCGTTATGCCAGATGGATTGAAAGTGAAAACAGAAGAGAGTCATGGGAAGAAACAGTAGATCGCTGGTGGAATTACTTTACAAATAAAGAACCTAGTTTACTAGAAAGACCAGATATTAAGACAGCTATTCTTAATAGAGAGGTACTACCTAGTATGCGAGGACTTATGGTTGCTGGTCCAGCATTGGATCGTGACCATACAGCACTATATAACTGTGCTTATATTGAGATTGATTCAAGTGAATCTTTCTCCCAATTAATGTATGTTCTAATGTGTGGAACTGGTATGGGGTTTACCGTTGAAAGACGATGCACCGAAAAACTACCAATTATTCCAACAATAGAAAAGAACTGGAATGTTAATATTGATGTACAAGATTCAAGAGAAGGTTGGTGTGATGCCCTCTATAATCTAATTTCGTTCCTTTATAATGGTATTCATCCTAAATGGACTACTGATAAAGTAAGACCAGCAGGAGCTAGACTAAAAACCTTTGGTGGTAGAGCTAGTGGTCCTGCACCTTTAGAAGAAGTTTTTAGATTTATTGTACAAACTTTTTATAAAGCTCAAGGAAGAAAACTAACACCACTAGAATGCCATGACATTTGCTGTAAGATTGCACAATCAGTAATTGTAGGTGGTGTTCGTAGATCTGCAATGATCTCTCTTAGTGACCTAGGCGATAGAGAAATGGCTCTATGCAAGAGTGGAGCATGGTGGGACGGAGCAGGACATAGATCCTTAGCTAACAACTCAGCCGTCTACACAAGCAAGCCAAGCCTAGGACAATTCCTAGAAGAATGGACAGATCTATACAACTCACACTCAGGCGAACGCGGTATGTTAAACCGTCAAACTATGACGCTATTAGCAGAACGCGCTGGTCGTGAAACTAAAGATATTTATTTTGGAACAAATCCTTGTTCTGAGATTATTCTTAGACCAAATCAATTCTGTAATCTATCTACAATTGTAGTTAAAGATGATGATACAGAAGAAACATTGATGGCTAAGATTGAAGTAGCTACAATCATTGGAACAATTCAAAGTAAGTTTACTTACTTCCCCTACTTAGGAGAAAAATGGGTAAAGAACTGTGAGGAAGAAAGACTTCTTGGTGTTTCAATGACTGGTATTTTTGATAATACTTTAACTTCTGGTAAACAAAGTCCAACTAAATTGATTGCTTTACTACAAAAATTAAAGCAACACACCGAAGAAACAAATAAAATCTGGGCTGCTAAGATTGGTATTAACCCATCTAAGTCAATTACTTGTGTAAAACCAGAAGGAACAACAAGCTGTTTAGCTGGTTGTGCTAGTGGCTTACACCCACAATATGCACCTTTCTTTATTAGACGAGTTCGTATTGATAAGAAAGATCCTGTTTATAATCTTATGAAAGATCAAGGTGTTCCTTGTGAGGATTGTGTTATCAACCCAGATAATCAAGCGGTATTTTCATTTCCAATGAAATCTTCAAATGCAACTATTACATCTACTAATCTAGATGCAATTACACATATGATTTTATGGAAGATCTATCAAGATTTTTATTGTCATCATAAGCCAAGTGTTACTGTAAACTATTCTGATTCAGAATTCTTAATGCTTGGTCAATGGGTATATGAATATTTTGATGGTATCTCTGGTGTATCTTTCTTACCAAAGACAGAACACACATATCAACAAGCACCATTTGAAGAGATTACTGAAGAAGTATATAATAATTTTCCTCGCGTAGATGTAGATTTTTCTCTACTACGCAATTATGAACAACAAGATACTACTACATCAAGTCATAGTTTTGCTTGCACTGCTAATGGTTGTGAACTAGTAGACCTAACAACAGGATAATTTATGGCTAGTCTAGAACAAATTAAACTCCGTTTACTTTCAAATGTACAATTAACTCCCGCAGAGACTTCATTGTTTCTGCGGGAAATGCTTGCAGAAGTAAATAAAATTAAGGATGAACTCAATGAACTCAAAGTATCCGCATCTAAACCCAGAGTGGATTCCAATACTAAGGGAACTGTATCAGCCCCTGCGTTACGACGAAACAATGACAACGGATGAGTTTATTCGTCGTGCTGCCTATACAGCAGGACAGATCTCTTTGATTGATAAACTAGAATCTATCATTAAAAACCAACAAAAGGAAAATTTAAAATGAGTTCCTTTCAAGATTTACTTAAAGGTGTGTCAACTTATTTTGAACAAAGATCAAGAACAAAAGCAGCAAACCTAGAATTAACTGGATCTTCAACAAAAAGAAGATCTAAAGGTCAAAGAGAAATCGAAAAGAAAAAAGAAATCCAAAAGATCAAAGGTATGATGGGAGAATTGCAAAGAGCCGAGCTTGTCAGACCATCTACAATTGAAACAGATTTCTTTAAAAAAACACTGGAAGATTTCATAGGAAAAAAACAAGAAACACAGACAAGACAAGAAGAAGCACGATCTGGATTTGAACAAGTTAGACAAGAATACGAAAGAAAAATGCAAGAAAATACAATGGGTCTTAGTGCGCTTTTTGATCCTTACCGTCGTAAATATGGACAATACTCTGAAATACTAAAAGATCCTAATAAAGTCTTGGATCTTTTTAAACAAAAGAATGAAATGCAACAAGCTGGATATCATTCAGCCGCTCGTTTTATGCAAAGAGAATGGAAGAATATGGAATCTCCTTTATATAAAGCTTATTTAAAAGCAAATGAAATTAAAAAACAAGGAGAACTTTCTAATTACTACACAACACAAGCAACTAATACTCAAAGATCTTTAGATATAGCAAGTCAAACAGCTATTGTTCAAGCGGAGGCTCAAGCTGTACCATTGCAATCTATAAGACAACAAACAATTGATACTCTAGGTAGAGAAATTATTGATAGGGGTGG